ACTTATCGAACTGAGGGAATTAGGATATTGGGCAGAGTTCGCGTGGTCATTTGACCTAGCAAAGATTTTAATTGACAACTATTTAAAACCGTAAACATGATAAACGAATTTAACGAATTATTTGAATTAATGGGTGACTTTTCAAAAAAGACGTTTCCCGATGCAGGTAGTATAGAACACCTTAAAAAACTAAAAGATGAAGCCGATGAAGCAATTAAAGAGCCAAAGGACATAAGTGAATATGCTGATTGCTTTTTAGCTTTAATTGGTGCAGCATCAAAAGCGGGATTTACCCCTCAAATGTTTTTAGAGGCTTCATTCGATAAGTTTGAAATTCTTAAAGTAAGAAAATGGCAAAGATTACCAAATGGAAGTTATCAGCACATTAAACAATCATTTTGTAGTTGTGGTGCTGAGCATTCAAATGAAGCTAAGTTTATGGGGCAATGCAATTATTGTTTAAAGCAGATTAATTAAACACGGCAAAAAGTACTAACATGGCAAATTACGCTTATAAACAAAATAAAACCGCCTTCATTAGTTGGATTACATCACAGAAAAATGTTACCTTTGAAGATATAGTTAAGTCGGGCATTTATCCTAATCACAATGAATTGCTTTTGAAGGCATTATTGAGGTCGTATTGCAAGAAAAACTATATTAAGAGAAATGATGACATGACCTTTTCTATAAGTGATAAAGAGCCACGTAGGAACTTACCTAGAGATAATTTTAATGGGAGTTTTTAATGGCTTATAACGGTCAAATATTTATGCAGATGGGCAATGCAACGAACCCATGATTTATGCAAATGATTACGCCCACTTGCATAAATATAATGTTATGTGGCGTTATTATTAGTATGACAATTACAGATTTAAAAAATATAGGGTTTCATTTTGGCTCTAAGGGAGGTTACATGTGCTTAAAAAGTGATTCTTATTACGAAAGTGGGGCGAATTTATGGTATAGGCATAAGAAATTAGATATTGATTCAAAAGAAGAGGTTGAGTTAGATGGATTTTCTATTAGTAATGGTAATAGTTCATCTGCATGTAGTGTCGAAGTCAAATTGAGTAATATAAAATCAATTGATGATATTAATACGTTACGGTCTTTCTATTAATGCCACATAACGTGATGCAGCTATACGCAGTTGTGTGTCGGCTTTGTGCGGTGGGAAAATTGCGTATAGGTGCTGTTATGTGTCTGTTTTCTTTTTCATTTTTTTGTGTGTGGGCAATTAATTAATTATAGTATGATAGATTTATTTGGAAATAAAATAGTAGATAAAAAGAAATTAGAAGATTGGTTTATTGTACCACCTTTTTCTATTCTTAATTCAGCATCAAAAGAATGGCAGAATAAGAAAAAAAAGTGGATGCTAAAAATTAACGATAAGGCACAAGTAAGGCAAAATACACTTTCAAGATGTGGTCATGAGCCACATTCAAAGAATTGGCAATTCATGGCAATAAAAGGAGATACAACAAGTATTTTAGACCCTGTAATGTGTGAAATTATACTGAGTTGGTTTACAAATGAAGGATTTAAGACCTTAGACCCTTTTGCTGGGGATGCAGTATTTGGATTTTGCTCTGCATACAAAAACAGACCATTTACAGGTATTGAATTAAGAAGTGAGCAAGTAGAATTTAATCAATCATTAATTGATACAAATAACTTAAATGGCAAATACATTTGCGATGATTCGTTGAATATTGATAGCTATGTTGAAGATAATTCAATGGATTTTATTTTTAGCTGCCCCCCTTATGCTGATTTGGAAATATATTCAGAATTAGAAAATGATTTATCAAATATGAGTTATGATGATTTCTTTAAGACAATTGAGCAAATACTACAAAAGACAATTAAGAAGTTGAAAGAAAATAGATTTGCCGTAATTGTAATGGGAGAAGTTAGGCATAAAAATACAGGGGTGTATCTTGGAATTATACCGAAAATTATACAGATAATGTGTGATGCAGGGTTGCATTATTACAATGAAATTATATTGCAAACACCAATTGGGAATTTACACATGAGGGCAGGAGCATATATGAGTAATGCAAGAAAAATAGGGAAACAACATCAAAATATACTTGTATTTTACAAAGGAAATCCAAAAAAAATTAAAGAACATTTTAAATCGTTAAAAAATGAAAGCACAGATGTGGAATAAAAGTGGATGGGTAAAAGAAATTGACCCAACAAAATTAAAGAATCAATACAGCGAGTTACTTGCGTTAAGTGGATTTGACATTTTAAATTTTCAAGAACATTATTTTAACCCAATAGGATGGACTGGATTATGGTTACTTGGAGAAAGTCATTTTGCAATACATACTTTTCCCGAAGATGAAAAAAGTTATATTGAATTGTCAAGTTGTAATGAAGAGTATTATATTTTCTTTATTAGTCAATTAGATGTTTGAAAACTTGCATGAAGCAGCCAAAGCAGTAGACTTAAAGTTAATCAGTAAGGGTAAGAAGCCCGTTAATGTTTTAAAGAAAGTTTAAAAATGATTTGCAAATATGTGAAATAAAACTATATCTTTGCCTTAATGAGTAAAGAGGCAATATTAAACGAACTTTCTAAAAATAAGAAGTTGCGTTCTATTGCCATGAAAATAGGCGGGTATGGTGCAAATGGATTAGGCGAAGACTTGTACCAACAACTATTTATAACACTTTGCACAATGGATAGTGCAAAAGTAGTGAAGGCGAATGATGGTAAGTATTTGGAGTTTATGTGCATTAAGATAATGAGCAACGCATTTCATAATAACTATGGGGAGTTTGCTAAATTATACCGCAAGCCTTTAAATGTGGAATTGATAGAGATTAAGGATTACATGGTAGGGGTGGAGCAGGACGATATAAAGATGGGTAAGGATTCAGAGGCGGAAGACATGGAAACCATCTTAGACTTTTTAAATCAGGAAATAACGCAGGAGAATTTTTATAAGGTAACATTAGTGAAAAGGTGGGTAAACGGTGAATCATGCAGGAAGATAAGCACCATGACACAAATACCATATAGAACGGTGGCAAAGGAAATTCAAAACACGCTCGCAGAATTAAAAGAACAATGTTTGTAGTGCTTCAAATAATATTCGGTTGCATGGCATGGGAAAAGTTCGGCTTACCTATACTTAGGATATTGTTCCCTATTGTGAGAAAGTTACGCAAGCCGTTCACTTGCTCCCCTTGTTTGTCATTTTGGGTTGCAACCTTTTATTTTCTCAATCCATTAGTCGGCTTTATTGCCTATTTTTGTACCGTAATTATACTATTCCAATATGACAAGGCAACAATTCGATAAGCTAACGGAACATAAACACGTTTACGATTTCTATTTGCAAGTGCAAACGGTGAACTCAGCGCATCCGAGCGTAGGTGCTATTAATGATGTGATAAAAGAAATATCAGGCGCAGGACTTAACCTTTCTCCGCACTTAGTACAATGCAATCCAAGCCAAAGTATTTAGTAATGTCGTGTAAAGCCCACTTAGGGTAATTTACTACAATAGTATCCCACGCATCGCTATAAAAGAAATGCGTTACTTCTGGGTGTTGTTTTAAATACTCATACGTTCGGAGTATCTTATCTCCAAAGCCTCGCCAATGATGCTCAATGATGTGGTATTGCCATTCATATTTGTTTAATGACTTTTCGAGCATCTCACATTTTGCCCGTTCGCTTGTTGTGGTTAGTAGTATGCAGTTCATTATTTAAAAGGATTATAGTAAATAGATTCAGTTCCGTTTTTATATCCATCCATCAACTTATGAATGAGTGGGAAATCTTCGCCTGCGTGTTTCTCTTTCCATGCTTGGTATGGTGTTTTACCTTCATCGATATGGTCTATTTCGATATGTGGTAAGAATACGTTTTTAAAGCCTGCTGCTCTACTTCTCGCGCTTGCTAATACATCGTCCCATCCGTATAGTTTTGGTTGGTATAGGTAGCCTATTTTATCTAATAGCGCACTTGAATACATTTGACAAGTACCCATTACATGATGCACCTCCTCTACGTTTACCCATCTTTGACCGCCAATGTGTGGCATTCAAACGGGCATACCCCATTTGATAGATGGAAAAAATTATTTGAATAATATGAACCTAAAAGAAGTACAACGCAATTACGGGAATGGGAATTACCAAAAATGGGCAAACGAAACATTCCGCGACAAGGTAAATGAAACACCCGAACTCAAAGAACTACGCGATTGGGTAGAGGCTAATATCTTTGGATTTGGCGAACGGTCATTTTATTGGCTATGGAAGTTAGTAGTAGACGAAATGCCTCAAACATTCAAAATGTTAGAGATAGGGGTTTTCAGAGGGCAAACTTTGGCACTCGTTAAGCTATTGGCGAAGATGGCAGGCAAAGAAGTAAAAGTTTATGGAGTTACCCCATTAGATAACACGGATGGGCATTGGGAAAGTGAATACTATGAAGATATTAAGCGCATACATCGTAAGTTTGATTTGCCAGTCCCTTTTATAATTAAGGGGCTAAGTACCGACCCCAAAATTATTGATTGGGTTGCAGACTTAGAACCGTTCGATATTGTGTATATTGATGGCGGTCATACTTATGATGTAGTTAAGTCAGATATGGCAACCTACGCAAAAATGGCTAAAACTTATTTAGTTGTAGATGACTGTTGTAATAATATACCCATGCCGTCGGGTTACTTCACGGGAATTGAAAGTGTGACGAAAGCGGTAAACGAATGGGAAGCAACACAAACGGAATTTGAGTTAATGTTCAATGTAGTTCATAATAAGTTGTATAAAAAAGTGTAATCATGCACCCGACAAGAATATTTAAAGACGAATCCGAAATGCAAAAAGCATGGGACGGATATAAAGAAAACCTAAAGGAACAAGCCCAAGAATGGTTAAAGGTTCAATATGTGGGCAAGGACGGAGAAAGGGTAGCAGATGCGCAAAAAGTGCCTATGACATTGGAAGGGTTCAAAAGGTATTGTAGGGCAAATCATGGAGAAGTAGAGCATTATTTTAGCAATACAGAAAAAATGTATGATGAGTTCTGTGGTATCTGTTTGCGCATACGTGAAGAAATAAGGGAGAATCAAATTATAGGCGGGTTATTAGGATTCTACAATCCATCCATAACACAAAGGCTAAACAACTTAGCGGAAAATTCAAAAGTCGAAGGCAACATCAAAGTAGAGCAAATTACAGGCATGGAGATTAAATGAAAATCATATTCGACACCTTTGGGAATGATAAGCAAAAAGAATGCTGCAAGGCATGGATAGATAACTCCATAAGAGATATTGTCTATGGTGGTTCAAAGGGGTCGGCAAAGTCTTATACAGGTGTTTCGTTAATCTTTGGGGATGCTTTCTTATATCCCGAAACTCATTACTTCATAGCACGTGAGGCATTAAACGACCTTAGAAAGTTTACAATACCATCCATACATGAGGTGTTAAATAATTGGGGCATAGGCAAAGAGTACTATTCTTATAATGGAATGGATAATTATTTCAGTTTGGCGAATGGTTCAAAGGTTTTCTTATTAGAGGCTAAGTATTACCCAAGCGACCCAATGTTTGAGCGGTTCGGTTCGATGCAAAACACACGGGGTATGCTAGAGGAGGCGGGGCAAATGTGTGAGGATGCTAAAAATAATTTAGCTGCAAGTGTTGGACGTTGGAAAAATAATGAGTATGGTATTAATGGGAAGATACTGCAAACGTGTAACCCCTCAAAGAATTACTTATACCGTTCTTATTATAAACCATTTAAGGCGGGGACATTGCCTAGCGATGTGAAGTTTATACAAGCCCTGCCAAATGATAATAAGAAGTTACAAGCGGGGTATTTGGAGAATCTAAACAGGTTCTTATCACCTAACCAAAAGCAACGCTTATTGTTTGGTAATTGGGAGTATGACGACGACCCTACCACATTATGCGACTATGAAAATATACTCGCAATATTTACCAATACCCAAATCACAAAAGGCAAGAAATACTTAACGTGTGACATTGCAAGGCTTGGAAGCGATAAAGCGATAGTACTTGTTTGGGAAGGGTGGGTAGTGATTGAAAAATATGTGTATGACATTAGTAGAATGGATGTGATACAAAGTTGCATTACTTCCATGAGGCAAAAGCACAATATACCTGCGCATAATTGCATAGCGGATGAAGACGGGGTAGGTGGTGGAGTTATTGATAATTGCCATATCTTAGGGTTTGTAAATAATTCACGACCTTTGCCAAATGTAATTACAGGCGACAAGGAAAACTATTTTAACCTGCAAAGTCAATGTGGCTATTATTTAGCGAAGGTTATAAATGAAAATAGTATCTTTGTGCAATGCGAATTAGACCCTAAAGAAAAGGAAGAACTAATAGAAGATATTGAACAACTAAAGTCATACAACGAGGATAAGGATGCCCCACTAAAGATATTGCCAAAAGAAAAGATTAAAGCTAATATAGGGCGGTCACCTGACTGGCGAGATGTTTTATTGATGCGGGCTTACTTTGACTATAAACCAACAGGAAAATATAATTTAATGTAACATGAAGATACCCAAAGAATGGAAGGATATAACGATTGAGCAGTTCCAAGAATTGCACACTATACAGAACGCTGAACATGAGTTCTTTTTGGATAAGGAGATAGCGATACTATCTGTACTTACTCAAATGGATAGCAAGGAGTTGGAGGCAATACCAAAAGCCGACCTTGTACGATTAAGCACGGTTACAAACTTTATTAATAAGCCATTGAGTGAAAGGCTACACAATCACTTTAGAATAGGTCGCAGGCTGTTTAAGGTTCGATTAAAAGCCGAACAGATAAGCGCGGAGCAGTTTATCCTATTGAACCGCTATACCGAAAGCAATGATAACACTATTGAGAATCTTCATTACATCATGGCGGTACTTACCAATGAGGTGGGATGGCTTGGATTAAAGAAGTTCGATGTAGATTTTGAAGGCAAGGCCAAACTATTCAAAGAGAAGCTATCCATTGAACACGCTTTCGCACCAAGTGTTTTTTTTTTCGAGGTTTACAAAAGTTGGTTAAAAGTTTCAGAAACCTATTTACTGAAAGAGGCGAAGAAAGTGAAGTTGATGGCGGAGATGGAGTTATCGAAGATGAAGCAACCGCAGTAGAAGAAACAACATTTGCCGAGCATTGGGGGTGGATTGCGACGGTAGACGAGCTGGCAAGCGGTGACCGTACTAAGTGGGAGTTCTATTTGAATATGAATATAGTCGAGTTCTTTAATGAAATGGCATACCGAAAGGATAGGAGAGAGCAAACGAACAAAGAAATAATTAAACTCACCAAAGGGAAAACCGCAGAAGAAGCACAAATATTATTGCTTTCTTATTTAATTAGTAGAAGATAATGGCAAATATAAAAGAAACATCATACAAAAAATTGAAGCGTGAAAATGCTTTATTAAAAGAAAAGTTAGATATTCTTAATCAAGAACTTCGCTCTGTAATAATCGAACCTTCCTCCCAAAATGCGGAAATGGTAAGAGCAAGGGTGAAATTAGGGTATAATTTAGAATGCCTTTATTGGCTTGGAGGGGGCTATGATAACAGTGGGAAGTTTAATGGGTTCATAAATTTACTAAATAATGGCAGTTCCAAACATAGGTAAATTACAGAAGCAGAACCAAAAGGATATATTTTCCTTTATTGATTCATTGTCAATCAATAGTGCAGCCGAAAGGGGGGAAGACTTGGATAGTGATTCATTGATTGAAGATATACTTTATAATTGGGCAGGCGATGTAGTGGTACGAATTAATAAGTCATTCGTTCAAAAGGGGTTCAATCCTAAGAGTCAGTCGGGAATGTTTGAGCCTAAAGTATTTGATGCAACGGGGGTATTAAAGATGCTAACCCTAACACCCGCGACAAAGGATAGTAAGGCATGGTATTGGGCTGAACATGGCAGAAAGAAGGGCAAACGTCCCCCTATTGCACCGTTAGAAAGATGGATTACTTATAGGGGTATAGATGTTAAGAGTGTACAAGGTTGGCAGCGTACCAATGACAAGGGTAAAATAATTAAGCCTTACAAAAATATTAAGGACACCTTAAAGCTACGTCACATCATGGCAGAGGCGATAAGTAGAAGCATCGGTAAGAAAGGAACTATTAAGAGATTTGGGTATAAAGGGTCAAACTACCTTTCGAATGTAATTAATCCGCTATCTTTACAGAAGTTAAGTAGCCAACTAAGTGAGGCTTTAGGCTATCAAATATCTATTCAATTAGCATCAGCGATATGACATGGAAACACCACAAAGGCAAACGGACGACAAAGGACAAAAAGGAGAATACCATCAATTTAAAGATTACGGTATTTTCAAACCCCGCAAAGTTACTCCAAAAGCACCTGACACCGTTAGACGTGAAGGAATCGCTATCAAAGCACCGACTAAACTAATATAACCAATATTTTGCCGTTTCTTATTTATTAGTTATGGCAGTTGGAATATTACAGATACCCGCACTACACGAACCCGTTTATAATAAATTGTGGTTTGTCGTTAGTGGTTCAAACTCTACACAACCGAATTATAAGATTATCGCCCTTGTCAAAGACTTGGGGGGCAATACGATTGCTAAATTAAAGCAACCAACAGACCCGACATACACAACCAAAGCAGCGTTTGACATTCACCGTGTTTTAGAATCTTATGTAACCCATACGATTGATATTGGTGCGGATAGAATAACAAGGGCAACGGGTAACTACACCGCATATACGGTAGAGTTTGGCGAGGAGTACGGGGCAACACCCGCAGAGTATTATTACACCACAGAAACCGCAACACAAATAGCGGTTAATATTGCTTTAAGCCCTAGAGAGTACCTATCATTCGACGCAACGACATACACGGAAGGCAATAGTACACGAAAGTTTTTAAACAGATACAAAGGCACTCGCAAGGTTTTCACCACTACAAAAGCATTTCTTTACTTCATGCAAGAAATGAATAATGCGACATCGAAGGTATCAACGGTAGGGGTAACGGCTTATGATGTGGCAGGTAATACTGTAGCTACGACAGAAATAACACAACCGTACGACGGGACAAGCGACGACCATACGCAATTATATTTCCCCGCAGGACCAACAAACTTAAACCTTATCCCATCAGGTCAACTGATAAGCGGAACGGCAGGGTCGGTAATCCCTGCAAATACTTCATATTACGATATACTATTAAACTTCGACACGGGTTCAGTTTACGGCGAGATACTTAGATTTGAGATTATAGATAATTGCAGTAAGTACACCAACTATCCTATCTATTGGTTAGGTCAGTTCGGTAACGTGGAAGTATATAATTTCAATCGTAGAAGCGATATAGTCAATAACATTGAACGTAGCAACTTTAAGACCGCATTGGGGGGATTCCTTACTTCATCTACTTACGGTTATGGATTAGGTGACCGACAAGAAACACAATACAATACAGAGGTAACTCAATCGGTAACGGTGAACACCGATAACCTAAGTGAAGCCGAAATGCAGTTAATGCAGGAACTATCACAATCCCCGCAGGTATGGAGTTATGAAGACGGGGCATTGATTCCTATTATCGTAACCGATACAACATTCAACTATAAGAAAAAAGCGAATGATAAGATATTCAATTTTACCATGACCTTTAATTATTCAAGCACCTTAGAACTACAACGCTATTAATGGCTACACAATTATACATTAATAATACCTTAGTTGATACAACGGATAGCATTTCTATTCCATTGACAAAAGAGATAGCGGATATTCGCCAACCCGAATCGAGGGGGACGTCCTTCACAAAGACGGTAGTGTTAATGGGTACAAAAACAAACAATAAACTATTCACCCATATTTTTGATGTAAGCCTATCAATCCAAAACGCATCGAGTGGTACAAACTTCTTACCCGACTTTAACCCTAACTTAAAAGCATCGTGCCAAATTTATGTAGATAATATTTTACAGGTTCGCGGGTATGTTCAACTATTGCAGGTGAACATCATGAGGGAGAATAAGATTGAGTATGAGGTTGCAATCTATGGAGAATTGGGTAACCTATTCGGGGCAATCGGTTCAAAGAAGTTAAGCGTATTGGATTTGTCAAGGTACAATCATACATGGGAAATAGACACAATAGCGAACTCATGGGACTCGTGGATAAAGGATAGCACCGCACCAAGTGGAACGGCTACATTTGCTTTAGGTAATGGGTATGTATATGCAGAAGTAGACTATGGTAGTGAGGTGAATAAGAGTGTAATGTATGGGCAATATTACAAGCCATCAATTTATGCCAAAACAATAGTAGACAAGATTTTCAGCGATGCGGGGTATACTTATACAAGCGATTCTTTTTTTAATACTACGACCTTTAAAAGATTAATAGTCCCTTATACGGGTACGGGGTTTGTGTTAAGTGATGCGGAAATAGCAGCGAGGTATTTAGATTTTAGCGGAACGGATACTTGCACTATTGGTAGCGACTTAATAGCACCCGCAACAACGGGCGGGACTATGGGAAGTTACAATACTACCACGGGGGAATTAACCGTATCAAAACAAGGCTACTATGCTTTAAATGGTTCTTTTCAGTTAGTAAGTTCTACCGTCCCAATATTGACAAGTCCATCCGTATTTGGGTATACGGTTGTGTTAAAAAAGAACGGGACTACAATATATACCGCAACATTTAGATTTGACGTGCCAAGTTCACCACCCGTAAATAACTATAATACGGGTGAGTTCTTTTTAGAAGTGGGGGACGTATTGAAATGGGTATTTACAGAGGTTAGGGATTTAACGAATATTGTCACTTATAGTGGTACTTACAATTCCACTATTGATATGATGTGGGCGGTTAATGTAACCCGCACTATCCCAATAGATGAACCCGTAGATATGAATACGATACTACCGCCCGACGTATTGCAATCTGATTTCTTAACTTCACTCACAAAACTATTTCACTTGTATTGGGATAACACCTCTTTACCTTATGAAATGAAGGTGCAAAGTAGAGAGGCATATTTAACGAATAATATTTTAGATTGGAGTAATAAGTTAGACATAAGCCGCCCCGTTAATATCTTACCTATGGGGGCTTTAGATGCTAACCCGTATAACTTTACTTATAAAGAAGATAGCGACTATTATAATAAACTTTATCAGGACGAATATTCACGGGTGTACGGTGACACAAAGTACTATATCAATAATGACTTCATTAAGAATGAAAAGAAAATAGAGGTAATATTTTCGCCAACGGTTTTAGCAAATGAACCCGCTTGGAATATAGATAGGGTTTTGCCTTCGATTAAGAATTATGATTCATCGGGTACTTTGTCCGTTAAGGCGGGTAACATTCGCTTACTTTATTATGGTGGCTTAAAGACTTGCAATCCTTATACTATTGATTCGCAAACTTTACCTTATGTTAGTTACCCATACGCAGGGCATTTAGATGACCCATATAATTCAACATTCGATATTAACTTTGGTGTACCTTCAAAGATTTACTACGGGGCAGTTGGTGGTGGTACAATTAGCTACACGGCAAATAATTTATTTCATACGTACTATGAGAATTATATTAATGACATCACAAATAAGGATTCAAAGATAGTGCGTGCATACTTTAGACTTCGACCTTTAGACGTCGCACAAATTGATTTTTCTTATTTATATTATTTTATGGGGCAGTACTTTCGCCTTAATCGAATGATTGACCATGAGGTGGGTGGCGAAGGTTTAACACAGTGCGAATTTATAAAAGCACCTTTAGGACAAACAGAAGGAACGGCAGTAGGCATAGGAGTAATGATAATCGGTTCAACATTTATAGTAGGATAACATGGCAATACAAACAATAGCAACTTTAAAAAGTTACTTCAACACGGGGGACATTCCAACAGAATCGCAATTCATTGACGTATTCGATACAATATTCGCGCAATCACCTTTAACGACTAAGGGGGACATAGTAGCATATAGCACCTTAAATGATAGGTTAGCAGTAGGCACAAACGGGCAAGTATTAACCGCAGATTCAGCAGAGGCAACAGGCTTAAAATGGGCTACCCCTGCGAGTAGTGGCATAACGATAGGAACAACCGCAATCACGGGCGGGGCAACAACTCAACTACTATTCAACTTGGCAGGGGTAGTAAGTTCAAGCGCAGGGCTTACCTATTCAAGCGGTTTATTCACCGTATTAGGAACAACACAACAAGCGAAGTTCGCCTACGATGCGAGTAATCATTTGGGAATAACTGTTAGTAGTGTAGGTCATGCACAACTAACATTAACGGGCACTTCTCCAACTTTTAGGATTAATAATGCAGTAAGTATAAATACATCAGCACAACCAACTTCGGTATTAGATGTTAAATATACAAGTGGTGGTATTGATACGTTAAAATTAACAGATACGGGCAATTGGATTATTTCATTTTATCAAGGTGCTACACAAAGAGCAGGATTTGATAATTATGGCAGAACTTGGAATACATTAAATGGCAATGCTATTTTTAACGCAGGAACGGGAACTATCGGATTTCAGCAAAATAGTGTAACTGCATTTACTTCAACGGGGACGGGGGCGGTGTCAGGGACATTGCAACTATTAACGGGGTTTGTTGGAGTGG